GCTTTTTGGTGTTGCCAATCGTGCCAACTGAGATAAACTTTTCTTGGCTGTATGACTTGCCATCTAAAGAATAGCTGGTGCTGATTTGCGGGTTCTTGCCAAGGGCAATGCTACCCGTCAGGCTGACCAGCTCCAGCTCGTTAAAGATTGCCCCATTGCTTTCGTTGTAAACAATTAAAGTGCCAAACTCCCAGCGCACTTGTTGACCCCAGTGATGGCCTGTATCTTGCACCAGATAGCCAATGTTGCTTGATTGCGGGTCGCCCACCAGCCACTTATCGTAAACCCAAACCATGTTGCGAGCACGATATTGAGCCAAACCTGACAGTGTGCTCACTAAAATAAACCATACAGGGGTTTGCAAAGCCTCGGATGCGGCTGCATCATAGACTAGGGTCTGGTCAGGCAGATGCACATAAAGGTGCTGGTGGCTCTTGTCGTTTCTGGCCTCTAGCTTGACCAAGGCCAACTGCTCCTCGGTGTACTGAAGCAGGATATTGTCAACCTCTTGTGTACTGACTTTTTGGGTGGTCGCTGCTGCACCAATGTAGATGCTTGGGGCTTCGTTCCTGCCGCTACCTAAAAAGGCAATGCGCTCAATGAAAACGCAGCAGGCTTGAGTTCCGACAACACCCTTTTGTATCTGCGCTCCGTCAATTCTTGCAAACGGAAACAGCTCTCCACCCACGTTATCGAACACTTCAATGGTGTTTCTGTTCAGCGCATAAACTTCGTTTCGCAGTTTGAGCAAAGCCACTACAGGGTCAGGGTCAACCTCTGAACTTCCGTATTTCAGCGGGTTAACTTGGGTGGGGTCTGACAGCTCAGTGACCACCAAAAACTCGCCATCGGTGGTCATAAAGTAACCATCCACCCAGCAGAAGTCAAGCACCACGCCAAGGTCAGGGTCTGTTACTTGCGTAAGGGTTGTGCCACTCCAGTAATACAGCCGCCCACCCGAGGCAATTGCCAATAGGTCAAAGCTGTAATCAAATGTTACAAGTTGGTCTGTTGGCCCACCCACATCACCCAAAGTGGTCACAGTGCCAGTGCTGGATACTTCTACCAGCTTTGTACCCATGACCCGATAACAGTCGCCTTGCCAGTTGATGCCGCCACGATCAATGCCTGGCCCAGTCCCGTTAGCAACAATTCCATCACTAGGTCTTAAAAAGCCATTGCTGATGCCCGATACCTTAGGCACAGGCACAAGGTTCACTGGATACGATGTACGCAGCTCTGGAGTGTTGTCGGTGTAAATACCGTTAAGGATAGGTATTTGCATTACTACTTCGCCTTGTTTCTAGCTGAGATTTTCTTTGCTTTGGCTTGTGCATCAGCCTTAGACGATGCGCCCCATGCCCTCAAACTTAACAGTAATCTAGTAGGTTCACCGTCTTTGTATTCAGGGCCAGCGTTGCCGCCCATACGGGCCAAGAACGATGCCCTGCGTGGGTTATCACCAGACTTGACGGGAGGCCTCAAATTCATGCCTTCAGCCTTTGCAGCAGCCCGACCCTTGGCGTTAAGACCGCCACGGGGATTCTGTCCTTCTTTGCGAGCATAGGCGGGAGTTTTCATCTAAAGCCCTTGATCTTTTCAGCAATCTTTTTAGGCTTGGTTGCCATCAAGCAACTACCGCACCACGGAACCCAACAACCCACCAGTCCGTACCAGCAAACTGGAGAGTTACAGAATCGCCAATGGCATTAAAAGTGATTGTGGTTGCGCTGCCAAGATTCGTGGGTGTCAAAACACCAGTATCACCACCAGCGGCTTCTGCAACATAAATAACTGTCTTGATCTGTCCTTGTGCGCCATCTGCAAGTGTTAAAGCATTGCCAGCAGCAGTCGAAGTGAAAGCAGTAGCAAGGCTGGTGATATTCACTGCACCTGGACCACTCAATGCCTGAACTGTTGCTGATGCTCCAGTACCACCATTTGCGACTGGCAAAGCACCAGTCACGCCAGTTGTTAACGGTAATCCAGTGCATAAGGTAAGCACTCCAGATGTCGGTGTGCCAAGAAGTGGGGCTATCAATGTGGGCGTATTCGCAAATACATTTGCCCCTGTGCCAGTTTCATCAGTCAGGACTGCCGCCAAGTTTGCGCTTGATGGGGTTGTCAAAAAGGTTGCTACATTTGCTGCTAAACCAGAAACGCCAGTTGCAATCGGCAATCCTGTGCAATTGGTCAATGTCCCCGAAGTCGGTACGCCTAAAATTGGCGAAAGCAATGTCGGGGTGTTATTGAACACCAAGACTCCTGTGCCAGTCTCATCGGTCATTGCTGCACGCAGATTGGCACTTGAAGGCACAGCCAAAAATGCCTGTACGTTTGCGCCATAAACGGCATCAGCGTTGATCTGATACCAAGAATTAGTTGGCTGGTAGAAGCGCAAAGCGGTTGCAGTACCAACACCCAAAAACGATACAGTGCCATAAATAGCAGATGCGCCATTAAGGGCAATCGTCAGCGATGTAATCTCTTGGGTGGTGGTAATAAGCACCGAAGTTCCGTCAGGTACACCAGTGTTCAAAGGCAAGGTAATTGTGCCTGTTGCCAGCGTTCCAGCGGGTTGCAAAAGCATCCATTGGTCATTGCTGACAGGGGTTGGGACAGTAATGTTAAACCCAGAACCTGGCACGTAAAGATTCACAGACAGCGTTGGCGATGCAAAACTTTGCTGGAAAAACGTCAGCAAACTGCCAATCGAGGTGCGTCTTGCATCACCGTTGTTTGGGGAATAAACGGGTAACTGGTCTCCACTGGAGATAACGTTTAAGACGGGCAGTTGGTTAATTGTAGGCATGATTGTCCTTAGTAATATTCAAGAGGCCCATCAGGGCCAGCGTTAACTGGATTTGCTGGTGGTCTGACATACGGATTATCGTACATACGCCACGGCTTGTTACCAGCACCAGAAGGCATAGTTCCAGGCAATTGCTGTTCTAGTGGGAATGTGGCTCGTTGTAGCAAGATGTCATAACCCTGCTTGGCAGTGGTCTTGGTCTCAATCATTACTTGCTTGCCATAACTTGGTGCAAGCCTAATAGCCAGACTGCAAATAATGGCTTCATAAGCCGAATCTGGCACAAAAGTTTCCTCGTCCAAGTCACTGTCCTGTGGGCTGGATGGCAAAGGGTAACCCAAGCGGATGCCCTTGGCATTCCAATCTGCCATCATTGCATCTAAGCGGCGCAGGGCTGATTGCAATTGCTCTGGATTAAGGTCAAACACATAAGAAGCAAGCCCAATCTCTTCAAAGGCTGCGCTTATGAATTGTCGTTTTGTGTAGCCCATTCCAACTCCTCGATGTGTTTCAGCAGTGTCGCATCAGACCAGCGTTTGTCAACCTTCATTCCAATTGCTTCAGCTTGTTGCAACATCTCTTCACGTGTTGCTGGACTTTCGTCTACAGGGATTTCAAAAACTTCAACAACAACTTCAGACACTACCACGACTTCACGCCTACCAATTGGCGATGGACGGATTTGTTTTGTTGCCTTACGCTCTGCTGTCTGCGCCTTTTTAAGTTTGCGCTTTTGCAGCCGCAACTCTTTCCACGGGGCAAGAGCCTTGGTCTTAATAATTGCGGCTGACTTAATCATTTTTTCATTGGTGCTTTACTTGGCTTGCCAGCAGCTTTTGCCGATTTGGTTGCCATGTTTAGAGCCATTGCAACGGCTTGCTTTTGGGGCTTGCCTGACTTCATTTCCATAGCAATATTCTTACCGATTGATTTCTTTGAGTAACCTTTGGTCATTGGCATTTTGATCTCCATGTAGAACAGGCCAACATCTCTGCTGGCCTGTCGGGTTGATTAGCCTATCCGATACGAGACAAACACATTTGCAGCAGTCTTGCGAGTGCGCCACATCACCGAAGTAACTGTAGCGACAGCAGCAACACCAACAACCGTATGGTCAGTGGCAGCGGTTACTGTAAAAGTATCTGGCCCAGTATTGATTACTGACCAATCGAATGAATCACCAATGGCAAACTCACTAGCAGCATCTAATACAGTTCCTGTTGGTAATGTCGCAACAACAGCAGCAGCCGTTGAAGATGTAACAATACCAGCAAGAATCATTGCTGAAGTAAGTGCGCCAGTAGCATTCAATACACCAGGAGTGCCCTGTAGCTGAAATTTACCAGTATCGGAAATAACAGGGTCAGTTCCAACTGCATAAGTTGCACCCGATGCACCAGCTTGGATAGTCACGCTAGTGGCATTGGTAAATGCAGCTGATACGTAGGTGGTGTTCTCAACTACAGTCAACAAGTCCTGTGATTCAGGGAAATTGGGATAACCAACTTCTTGAAACACGCTTGCTGGTGAGTAGGCTTGAACGGCGATTTTCTCGCCCGCTGGCACAGTAACGGTAGCCGTGCCTTGTGTGAAAATTACGTTGTAACTCATGATATTTCCTTAAGGTGTTTGGTTGAACAACAAGATACCAGACATTTCTGGCTGTTTATTGACCACGCCAAACAAGGTATCTAAACGATACTTGGTTTTCATGGTGTTTACATCGTACTGCTTTTGCATGACCAGCTCGATGCCTTGATCTGTAGAAGCTCGCATTACTGCGACACCAGCATCAGACGGGACAGCGTAACGACCAGGCAGAATTTCGAGAGCATCTTTCTGCCAGAAGCAGTTGATAGGTGCAGCATCGGTATTCAAGCGGTTGATAGTACGACCAGCAGCAGCGGTCACGATGCAGTTTTGATACTGCAGTTCGGCATCCGTTCCACCTTGTGCCGAAATGATCGGCGGGGTGATAACGCAAGTCGTGCCGGTCGTAACGCTCACCACGCGGAAGGTCTTGGAGAATCCAGTGCCTTGCTTGGTGATGTGATGCACGGCTTCAACGCCTTCGATCTCGATTGCAGTTCCTGCTGGCAAGTCGGTGGTACTGGACACGGTAATCGTTTGGAAACGATTGTCCACGTTCGCAGTTTCACCAGTTACAGCAGTTGATGTTGCGAGAGGTACGTAGTAGTTGCTTGCTCCAACCAAAGTGCTCATCGTTGGGTCAGCGCCAGTAGCGGCTGCAATACGATTTGCGTAGTCAAGTTTGTAGGTCTCAAAGCCTGCGACCATACCAACATAAGAACGCTCAAACGCATTGTTTGACTTGTTACCAGCAAAACTACGTGATACAGATGCGCCACCAGCTCCACCAGCAATATTGCCAGCGATACCATTGTAGTCACGGCTGGACAATGCCAAGTAACGGTCAAAGGCTTGTACGCCCTGCTCGTTCATGATGCTGTCGCACAAGGCCACGTCATCATAGTCACCAGCAGCAGTGCTGACAGTAACTACCAACGAACCGAGGTTAGCCGCAGTGTTCATGATGGCGATGTTGATGTCAGATGCCAGTTTCTGCTTTGCAGCTTCTCCAAGGCGACCTTCTTGCAACGCATCACGCAATTCCAAAGCATCAAGAATGAACGGCACAGACTTTTGAAAGCCAAGTGTCGCTGGTACTGAAAGCTGAGTGAATGCGGTGAAGTTACCTGTTTGGTCCATGCCATCATACGATTGTGCGATGTAAGGCTGTGGACGATAGATAACGTTGTTGGTGCGTTCCATCATCGAGCTATCTGTGTTGTAGATAGACACGTTGCGGGACAAAACTAAAGCATCGTTAAAACCTTCGAGGATGTCCTCAAAGGCAACTCGCTCTTCTTTACTAAATGAATTGCTCATAAAAAGCTCCTAATTAAATTACTTGGGTGCTGATCGTTTTTGCGCTTTGTACTGAATGACCTTGGTCATGTTGCCAGTACGTGCTGCATCTTCTCTCAGCCGTTCTAGTGTTGAGTCCACCGCACCTGATGAACGACCAGTTCCACTGATAATTCTTTCGGGTGCGGGTGCTTGCCTACGGTTTGTAACTTTCAAGTCTTTCTCCAGTTTTGCTACCGCAAAGGCAAACTTTACGGGGTCTTTGATTTCAGCCAACTCTTTAGCCTTGGCAGGGTTTTTCCCAAGCGCGTAAACAACGAGTGCAGGATTATCTGCACCTTGCAGCAAAACGCCTTGCTGGGTGATAGAAAAAA